ATCACTTACCGGGCCGGGCTTGACGGGTCAAATATCAAAATGTTCAAGTTGATGATCCTTCGTGCCGCCACACGAGAAATGCAAAACATGCACGATGACGTTGTCGGCGTCAAAGATCTGGAACCACGCAATGTTGCTCCGATGGAAACCGGATTCTTGGATAAGGAACTTGCTGCGGTAAAGAAATATCGTCGCGTTCGGGTGGCGTGATGGCCAGAAAGATGCTCGTCTATGTAGACATCGACTGGGATTCCCAGCGCATGGACGACCAAGTTGACGATATGGATCGCCGACTCGATGACATGCGACCGATCTTCCGTGAGATGCGAGATTATTTCGAGCGCAACTGGTCGGCGAATTTTTTGTCGAACGGTCTTCGTGTTGGTGGTTGGCAACCCTTAGATGCGGAGTACGCCGCGTGGAAAGCGCAGCATTTTCCGGGAGCGCCAACATTGGTCCGAACAGGTTCGCTTTTTAACAGTATTCGCTCTCTGCGTGGCGCTCCGAACGAGATCAACCGGAAGAATGCTACGTTCGGCACAAACATCAAGTACGCAAAATTTCACACTTATGGAACGTCGAAGATGCCGAAACGCGAGTTCATTTACGAGCCTGCTTCATTCCGCCGGGATTGGGGCGATCGGATCGTCAAGTATGTAGTGGACGGTGATTCCTGATGTTTTTGATGCACGGTGCGCATTTCGCCAAATCGTACGTAAATACATATCTGGAGAACGATATCCCGACGCGCATCATTTCGTATAGAAATGGCTGGAATCTTGACAGCGAAAGTTTGCCTGCCCCCGAAAAGTATCTGACTTACGAACCTATTGCTCTTGACGAATGGCCAACGATTATTACGGTCGCCATTTCGATGAGCAGCCTTGAGCGGAGCGGCTGGTATGAGGGCCATCCAGAGTATCGGGTCAGGTACAACATGAGGACGTATGTTTGGGTGAGGGACGAAGGTTCCGCCGAAGCGACAGTGATGCGAGATCGTCTTACAACTGTGGTGCGTTCTGCTTTGCTCGATCGTCCGTGCCTGAAGGCAACCGACCCTCGCGAGACGTTCCTCGCTCTTATTGATGAAGGAACGTTGCGAGAGGAGTATTCAGATCTGACGCTTCTGAAGGGTGACCGGGTTCTGGCGGGCTCGTATTTGTCGTACGATCTTGAAATCAACGAAATTGTTGCTCGTGAGGATATTGGAACAGCCCGCGAGTTCCAGATCACGCAGGAGATTCGTGGAATTGGCGAAAGGTTCAGTGCCTGATGGATTGCTCATGCATTTTTTTGGCAAACGGTGTTTCCGATGTTTTGGGGTTCAACCACCCGAGACGCAACTGCTATGTGATCGTGAATCACGGTCAAAACCCGATCGATCTGTGCGAAGGCGGTCATAGGTGTGCCCCCGGAGCGAGTTGGCTGATCAGCAAATCAGATTTCGAAGATCGCAACCTTGGCTCCACTAGCAACGCAAAAATCGTTGCCAAATTTGGCGCCAAAGAACAATTGCTGAAGTCCTGATAAGGTACAATACGCTCATGGCAACAAAATTCTTCAAACACGTTGATGCTCGCGAGTGCGAGGCGGCCCGAGATGCTGGGAAAGTTGCGTTGTGCAACCTGACTGGCCACAAGATCGAGGTCGACGAAGAGGGGCGTTTCCTTCCGCCGCGCGGACATGCGGTCATCGACAAGGTCAATCCCCTAATCACTTCCCTTGTCGCCAAGGGTTTGATTGCGGTCAACGAAGGCGTCAAGGCGGACCCAAAACCGTCTCGTTCCAAGAAGAAGGAAGAGCAACCCGGCTTTAATCCTGACGCCAAAGACGGCGACGGAGACGGCTTGGTTCAGGACGGAACTGTTCATGAGCGTCCAGTCGCCGAACCCGCCGTGGAGGAAGTTGCTCCCGAGGTTGCAGAAGTATCATCGGAAGCCGAAGAGGTCTGATAATCTATAGGTAACAGTTGCGAACGGCAGACGTAAAGTTCTGTAAACTTTGCGAAGGCCGCGGATCAGCAAACTTGAGGAGAGGTAAGTCCTATGCCGGGAGTCGTAATCAGCACAGCAGTCCGCACGGGTCCCACCGGGAATACCGTCCGCGAGACCTCGCAGGCGTTCTTTGTTGGCCTCGCGCATCGTGGCCCGACCAGTCACGCCGTCAAGGTCAACAGCACCGAGGAGTATCAGGCCCAGTTTGGCGGATTCGTCAACTACGGTTACCTCCACGACACTGTCCAAACCTTCTTCGAAGAGGGCGGCACTCAGTGCTATGTCGCTCGCGTTGTTGGACCGGGCGCTACCGTCGGTACCAAAACCCTTCAGGACGACGATCCGAACACCACTGGTGCGCTCGATTCGCTCCGCATTGACGCCAACGGCGCGGGTTCGTGGAGCACCGACATTGGGGTTCTCGTTATCGGTGGTGTGACCGCCGGTAGCCGCCAGTTGATCATCTACTTCGACGGCAACCTGATCTTCAACACCGGTGACTGCACCACGGTTCCGCAGATGGTCGGCAAGATCAACCGCGACGCCATCGCCTCCAACTATGTTGTTGCTGAGGCTTTGGGCGACTACCTCCCAGAGGTCACCTCGGGGGGCCAGCCGGTTGCTCTGAGCGCTGGCGCTGATGACCTTGCGAACATCACCACCACTCAGCACAATAATGCTCTGAACCTGTTCCTCGATTCGTTCGGTGCCGGTGTGGTCGCCAACCCGGAGAGCAGCGCCGATGCCGTTCAGGGTGCTCTGCTGGAGCACGCGAACACTTACAACCGTCTCTGCTACCTGTTTGAGCCGGTCGGAACTCTTCTTGAGAGTGACGGCGTTTCCAACGGTATCGACGACGAGGCCCGTTCAATCACCTCGTCGCGCGAGAACACGGAGCACGCCCAGTTGCTGTTCCCGTGGGTCTACAAGCCGACCGACGTTCTCGGCGTGAACCGTCTGATCCCGCCGGTTGGCTATGCCGCTGGATGCCGTGCCCGCGCGCACAATCAGGTCGGGCCGCAGCAGGCTGGCGCTGGAATCATCTCCAACGCCCGTTACGTCAACGGTCTGGAGTATGACATCGACAGGACCAACGGTGACCGTCTCGACGCCGCGAACGTGGTGGCGATTCGTCGGATCAACAACACGATCCGCATCTACGGTGCCCGCACCCTGTCGTCCGACACGTCAAACTTCCGTTACATCACCGGTCAGGACGTCGTCAACCATGTGGTTGTCGAGGCCAACCGGTCGCTGGAAGATCTGCTTTTCAGCACGATCGACGGCAGGAACAACATTTTCGCCAGCGTTGAGGCCAAACTCATCGCGATTCTGGAGCCGCTCCGGCTCGCTGGCGCACTCTATGAGGCCTTCGACATCAACGGTCGTCGGATTGACTACGGCTACACGGTTAAGTGTGACCCGTCGCTCAACCCGGTTACCCAGTTGGCCGAGGGTCTCGTCAAGGCCAAGGTCGGTCTCCGCGTGTCGAGCGTCGGCGACAAGATCGAGGTCGACATTGTTAAGAGCAACTTGACCGCGTCAGTTGTCTGATCAAGGGGTAAGAGATGGCAAAAACTTCACAGCGACAGATTCTCGCCGACATTGCGCCGGTGAACACCAACCACCCGAAGTGGGAGGGGTTCCGGTTTGCGCAGGTGTCGGGTGGTGAGATCACGGCGTCTGTCGAGAAGATCTATGAGGGTGGTGCGAAGTTCCCGACCGTCCTTTGCGCTCCTTTCGAGATCGGCGACATCACGCTGACCGCCCACTTCGACGACGATTACACGGAGAGCGACGGTGCCAGCGGCATCGCCCTGAAACTTGCTGCTCTTCGTCCGCTCGTTGGTCAGGCGTACTACAACATCAACATCAAGACCTACGACTGCGACATTGAGGTCATCGGCACCGACCGGGTGTACTCCAATGCGCTTCTGGTTGGCATCACGGAGCCTGAGGGTGACTCGTCCTCGGGTGCTCCGGCCACGTTTGCCCTGACGTTCGCGATCCAGAGCGTCAACTCGGCTACCGCCTGATTTACCCCGCTTACGGCTTCGGCCGTACGCTTCCGAAGACCTCAGCCGCCCTTCCCGGCTGGGGTCTTCGTTGTTTCTGATACTTGCACCAAGAGCGCTATGGATGTGCTAGGTTTTGCCGCATGAGCGACAGCCTTTACATTGATGAGGGATCTTCGGATTCTGACCCCAAGCCCGCTGCGGCGGCTTCCATTTCGGCTTCTTCGATGTCCGTTGACACCCCGTTGAGCCGCCTGAAGGAAAAGATCTCCCAGAAGATCGAGCGTCCCCTCATTCTTCTTGAGGTGCCCGATCGTGAGGGCGTTTTCCTTCGCATCAGCCCGAATGTGACGCAGAACCAGATGAAGGCGTGGCGTCGAAACGCTGGCGAGGAAACGAAGAAGGGCATGGACCCGACGAAGTTTGCCGCTTACGTCGTCGGTCACTGCACTGTTGGCATCGAGATGGACGGCGAGGAAGTTCTTGACGAGGACGGCAACTCGCTGAACTTCGCTTCTCGCGACATCCTCCAGTCAACGGGCACGACTCGCCCGGTTCCGGACGCGGTTCTGGCGTTCTTCAACCTTGACCCTCATGTCGAGGCTGGGGCGCTGGCGATCTTGGAGGCCGCAGGGTACGGAGACACCGTTGATACGGTGGACCCTACGAAGGAGTCCTAGACGAACTTGTTGATGACACGTATGTCATCAGCGCTGCCCGCCTAGGCGAACTTTGGGGTACCAACCCACTGTCATTGTTATCTATAGACGATGATGAATGGCTGATACTTATGGCTTGTGCTAAAGTAGTAGAGCGCGATCGCGAGGAAACCGAGCGTAAAAACAGGCAAAATAACCGCTAGTTCTGAAGGCCGGTCGACATGGCTGATGCAAATCTCGTCGTTAGGGTTCGCGATGTCGGCACGCGAAACCTCACCGAAATACGACGAAAACTAGACAGAATTACGGTTTCTGCTACAGCCGCTGGCGCGGCCATGAAAGCGTTCAGTAAAAGTTACAACGACGCTTGGGTAAAACGCCTCGACGACATCAATAAGCGGTTCACTCGACATTTCGACGAGATTGACGCCGCCGTCAAACTGCTTGGCAATGTCCTCCTCAAGGGCTTGGGTCTCGCGCTGAAAGCCACCGCAGCAGAGTTCGCCCTCATGGGCGCCTCAATGATCGCCGTTCACGGCCTGTTCGCCGCAGGAAATCTTCTGGCACGCGCGTATAGCGCAACGATGAACGTGGTCGCTGCGGGTGCGGCTGCTGCCGCTGTCGCTATTGCGTCGGTCGCAGCGGCGATGCGTGAGAACAATGCGGCGATGTTCGCATACAAGGCGCAGGGTTACTCCCAGTTTGGCAGTAATCTGAATCAAGTCCGTGTTGTGATGCGCGGCTTGGAGTCCGATTCGCAACTTGCCACTGTTGGTGTCGAAAATCTGAACGCCGCTTATGCCGCTGTGTCGAAGCGTTCAACGTTTACTCGCGGCTCGCAAAACCTTCTGCGCGGACTCATGGATTTCGCTTCTGCCGGTCAGCCGCTAGATCAGGGCGTGAAAGCGGCCGGTGAACTGATCGGCACCCTTCAGGATCCGAAAGCGTCTTTCGGCGAGATTTCTAAGGCGGCCGAGGCTTTGGGTCCGGCCATGAAGGATGCTTTGGATAAAGCCAAGAAGGAGGGTGTGACGAGCGCCGCTGCGTTGAAGCAGGCAATCTTGAGCGGCAATCTCGCGACCCTCGGTGGCGTTGAGGGCCAGTTCGACGCCGTTAACGGAACCCTCATGTCAGTTCTGAAGAACGGTTTCAACCAGATTCGCACGATGTTCGCTGATATGGGTCAGCCGTTCTTGGAGCCGCTGAAGCGTGCGGCCGACGAAATTCTGGTTGTCATCCGCCGTACATTTGTACGTACAGCCGCCGACCTGAACAAGTTCGGTAAAGGTGATTTTGTCGACAGTTTGGTCGGGATGGCAGAAAAACTTGAACGCCTGTTCGTGCATCTGGTTCGAAATTATCTTCCTGCGGCCAACGGGATGATGGAGCGGATGGGTGACAGGTGGGAGAGGTTCACCGACGGATGGAACCGTATTGCTGACGGTTTGCGACCGCTAATCAAGGGCGCCCAAGTACTTGAGGATGTGCTCGGGAAGATCTTTGGCCCAATTTGGGACAAAATGAAAGAGAAGTTCGGCACCTTCAACGCACAGTTGATTGACAACAAGGCTGAACTTGAAGCGTTTGGCACCGCACTCGGCAACATGTTTGTCAAGTTTGGCGACATCGTCGAGGTTATCCGCGAACTGTACTTTAAAGCGTTGCCGTTCATGACCAAGATGGTTGACGGTTTGACGAATGTTGCCAGTGGACTTGAGCGTGTTTTGTCGATGATGAGTTCCATGTTTGGTGGTGCTGGTGGCGGTTTCGGCGCTATGGGAGTTCTGATGGGTCTCGGTGTTGTTGGCCGTCAGATGAAAAACACTAAAGGTGGTTTTCTGCCGAGCAACATTGGTTCCATGAACGTTCAGGCCGGTCAGGTGTATGTGACTGGGGCGACTGCTGGTGGCCAGATGGATCCTCGGGCCGCTGCTGCTCAAAATAAGTTCGGCACCCCATATCCGATGGGAACTGGTGCTGTTCATGGGGCGAGTGGTGGCGGGATGCGGTCGTATCGGGCTGCTCGCAGTCAGGCTCTCAACTCAGGTGTTCCATTGACACCACAGCAGGGTCAGGCGTTCGGGTTGACCCCACAGCAGACGGCACGCATCAACAAGACTGTTCACACGCGAGCGACGGCTGCTATGAAAAAAAACTTGGCGTTCGGCAAGTATGGGAATATTGCCGGTCCGTTGCAGCGGTTTTCGGCTAACCATATTCGCGGAGCGCGTGCCTCCAGCCCGATGTACCACAGGCTGATGAGAATGAACAATACGGGCACCGCGAAGATGGGAACTATGGCCGGTCTTGGAATGCTGAGTGGGTTTATGCCTGAGGAGACACAGGGCGCGATGGCGTTGGGTTCAATGGTCGGCGCGTTTAACCCGCTTGCAGGTCTTGCTGTTGCTGGTCTTGGCACGGCGTTAACCTCGCAAAATGAAGGGCTCGGCATTATGGGCGGTTTGGGCGGTGGTGCTCTAGCCGGACAAATGATTGCTGGCCCGGCTGGTGCTGCTGTGGGAGCAATTTTGGGTGCCGCTGTCGGCGGTATCAAAGCCGCGATCAACAGAAACGAGGCTCAGCGTGAGGCGGCCCGTGAGGTTGCATCTAATGCCGCAAGTCAAATCTTGGAGTCTATGACGCAGGGAATCATGGATGCGGCCGAGGCCGGTCGGACAACCGCCCTCACGTCCGGAAACATTCGTTCAACTATGGGATTCGAGAGGTTGGATCGCTTTTTCCAAATGGCTCGCTCGTACCAGAAGGATGCTGGTAACCGAACTCACGAAGAGCGCCAGAGTTTAGTGCGACAAATTTACAATTCTCGTGAGGCTCTTGGCTTTGACATGTCCTTCGCAGATTTGCAGGATGCCGTTAAAAAGCCTCACGAGTTTCTGGAGAAATTTGAAGAACTCCTCGGTCCCAAAATGTCAGCACAAATTCGCGTGCTCGACAAATACGACAACAGAATGGAACACTTTACCCGGACGATGGGCATGAGTGAAGAAGCCTTGCTGGAGTTGGCTGCTAAAGGAGGCGTAAATCTTTACGACGCAGCGATGAAAACAAAAGACATGTTCATCGAACTCAGTAAAGCAATGATGGACTCAAGCGACGAACTTAGTCACGTTTTTAGTGACGTATTCGGCACTATGGTCGACGACCTTCAGACCATCAAGGAACGTGAACAGGCTCCATTGATCGTGAACGAGGCAGCGCAAGCCCTAGTGGACGCCTCGCGTGAAGGCACTTTAACTAGGACTGACGTCGCCGATCAGTTGATTGCGATGATCGGCGGCTATCAGAGCGCGTTTGGCGATGACACAGTTGCCGCTGCCCAGTTCCTCGCTGACTTCGGGACCGGTCGGGCTTTCGAGTCGGATGCGTTGTTTGGCAGAATGTCAGAGGAAAACCAAGCGATTGTTCGCGGGGTTATCGACCAAATTTTGCCGAACTTGCGTGCGGAATTGACAGGTGGAGCATTGTCAGAGTTGGTTACTGGAGCATTCGGCGCTCTTGGCCAAGAGGTCACTTTTGACCAGAACACTCTCAATCAGTTGATTAGCGATCCTCGTCGTTTGCAGCAGTTTACAAGCCAGTTCACTAGGGAAAATTTGGCAGAGATAGCAAAAATGGAAGAGGCAGGGCCAGACGCCTTATTCGACCTTATCCACACGACGTTCCCGGATTTGAACCTAGTGATGAATGACTTCCAAGAAAGCGCAGCAACACAGGCTCTGAATCTTGAAAATGCTGGCGCCGAACTTCAACTTAATGTCGAGGAGTTCGTTACGACACTCGGCAACGCTTTGGATGAACTCAAGGATGCTCTGACCATTAGCGATACTAGGAGTCCACGCGGCATCGGCGACACGCGCTCGTCGCGATTCGCCAA